TCCGATTTGTAGAGATTTCGCCAATAAAAGAAGTTTTGGATGCGTTATTGCGATTTTGGATGCGTTGTGCTGTCTTTTGGTTGACGAAGCGTGCTCCTCTGGACGCGTTGCATGATGCACATGATGGAACGAGGTTGGCTCGGTCATAGGGGTCGCCTCCTCGGTCAAGCTCTACGATGTGGTCTACTTGTGTGGCCTTGGTGCGCTTGCCCTTGAGCCTGCACCAGTGGCAGTCACCATCCTCCTCGAGTACAAGCCGGCGCAGCTCTTTCCATCTCTTAGTTCCGTAGATCGGGCTACCTGCCATGGAGCTCCATGCCGATGAGGCATCCGCACTTCTCGAGGTCTAGTCCTTTGATGACGCGCCAGCCTGTGTCTCTGCATTGTCCACAGGCTGAGTGATCTGCTACTTGAGTACGCGTAGGGACGAGACATTCTGAGTCTTTGTTCTTTAGTTCTTGATATACATCGGCATTATCCCCATCAGGATTATCCCCACGAGGTGCGACCTGCGGTGATGTGTTTCTCACACCTTTATCCACACGCTGTGGAGTGTCAAAGACGAGAGTGTCATACTGCCACTTCCCACCCTCATCTTGGTATCTTCGGCGCTTGATGTAGCCGGCGGACTCAAGTTCTGTCATCGCTGTCCTGATGGCATCTATGCCCTCGCGTTTAACACTGGCGAGGTGTCGTGTAGAGGTTCGCCAGTTGTCAGGCTTTGACAGGACGAAGATGAGGACTGCTGTGGCCTTAAAGGTGAGACGCGAGTCCTCAATAATCTCATTTCTGATTTGAGTCCAGTTTGACTCTGGTCTGGGCGCTCGATAGATGCTCATACGATGTCTTCCAATGTGACGCGCTTACCTTGGCGGTAGGTCTGGTAGCCGGCGACCGTACCGTCCACGATGACTTTCACATAGCGGTCAAGATGCTGATCTTGGTTCAGGAGGGTCATCACGATTGATGGGTTGGTGTGCAGCTCTGACGCTTGGCTCTCAGTCAGTTTGCGAGGGTTGCCGACTCGATGCATACAGATCACTTGATACTGAATCATGCTCCGAGCCTCAACCAGTGACCGTCAATGAGAGTCTCGGCGAACATGACACTCCTTGAGCGCGCTTGGATGAAGAGCCCGTCGATGCTTAGATACTCGCACTCAAGGCCTCCAGTGCGGAGAGCGAAGATGTGGATGTAGTGCCGATTCGGATTATCCGAGTCGCCTGATTGGAACAGGACTCTTAAGGGTCGGATGGGTTGCATCCAGTCTGTGAATACATTGTCGGGGTTCATATTGCTTCTTCTTTCGCTTGTAGGGACTTGAAATGTTTGAGAGCTGCACTCGGTGGAGCAAGCTGTGAGATCGGTAGGTCGTGACAGTCGGTGTTGTAATAGCGTCCATTTGGGACATGGTTGCCATCGGCGTGATGACGCATCATCGGCTCGCCTTCATGGTGCAAGGTTGCCATTCTGAAGAACTTGTCCCAAGAGCATCCACCGAGAAGCCAAATGGCTTCAGGTCTGCCGGCGACATATTGCAAATGGACGAAGAAGAAGAAGTCAGACTTCTCGACTGGATTCTTACGAACACCAAAATTAACGCAGTAGTGCATCTCTGGCGGAGTGGTCACCTTTTGAACTTTGACTTCTATCGTGTGACCAGAATGAAGCTGCACATCGCTCTTCAACCCTTGGTGTTTGTAGGCCAGCAAGTCGTTAGTCCAGCAGTAGTCAATGACAGCGATCTCACCGATTGCACCGATGAGGGAGTGTTCTTCCTTGTAGTCAGCGCGTTTCTTAAAAGTTGCGCCACTCATGTCTTCTAGCAGTTCATTAGCTTCAAAGATGAGGCGATCGGTGACTTGCACTCGAATCATCAGAACGCTTCCCCTTCTTGCATCTTCTTTGACTTCAGATCAGCAACCAGCGACTCAAACGCCAAACGACCAGACGGAACCTCGCCGGCATAACCGAGAGCCCTGAGTAGTCGCCTCTGACCTTCGGATGCTTCCCAAGGCTTCGCAGGCTTCGCAGTTTGCTCTTCCTTCTGACGATTGATCACTTCCTCCAATGAGGCCATCTTCGGGAATGACATCATGAGCCCAGCCAAGCGTCCGAGACATGAAGTGGACGCGTTCATCTGCTCGCTGTCTCGAGTGAAAGAGGTCTTGCCGGGATAGGGCTCAAAACAGGTCGCTTGACAAGGGAGCGGATCGTCAGGTGTACGCCATGCTTGCATCGTGACACTGATGAAGGTCTTGTCGCCGATCGTGACGATCTCTGGGCGATGCTCCTTGATGCGAAGCTCAGGCCATTTCTCTAGTAGAGCTGCAAAGCGTGTCGGGACATCAACATAGTTACTCAGATCCATAGCGTTCAGCCTCCTCGAATCGGTTAATCGTGGATGTCATTGATCCGAACGGATCGTTTGCAGGCTTATAGAAACTAATGAGCTCATCGTATAGATCGCTTGCGATTCCTTGCCAGAAGCGGATGCGTGTATCTCTAATCTTCAGACGGAGCTCAAGGTCGGCGATGTGCTTCTCCTGCTCTCTGATCGTCTGAACCATTCCGTCGGGGTCGTTCATTGGATAATCCTTCCTAGTGGGATAATCCGACCATATCAAACAGGTGTGTCAGAGTGGAGCATCCCTCGGCGCTGATTCTCAGATGTGCCTCCCCAAATGCCCGGAAGGGCTCGATAGCCGAATGACAGCGCATATTTGAGACAGTCATCTATCACTGGACAGGACTCGCAGACTGCGACAGCTCTCCGAAGGTGTTGCCATGCTTCAGCACCAACCTCAGGGAAGAACCAGTCAACAGGCAGATCACGACAAGCTGCTTCTTCTTGCCATTTCAGGCTGTTCAGCATGAGATGCTCCAAGGTTGCCATCCACACTTCCCAGCTTCTTCTCGACTGTTCCACAGTAAGAACGCGAAGCGCAGGTTTGACGATGGGTCAGCCATTGCCTCCTCGAATGGGATGCCGAAGATCTCCTCGGCCCACGATCTGTGAGCTGTGGCGTTGACTTGTGTGAGCCCGTGATCGCCAGTCTTAGAAACGATCTGAGCAGTACATCTCGTCTCCTTCCACATGACGCGACCGAGGGTCTGCAGCACTTCTGTCCTGTTAGGCCAGCCCATCTCTACGGCGAGCGGTAGCCATTCCTGACACTTGGTGTCAGGATCTATCTGGGCGAGCTCTACGAGCGTTGTAGAGGTCTCTACGGGCTCATCGTAGATAGTCGCGTTCTCCTCTGCGATCATCTGAGCGATCAGGGCTTCTTGGTCTGCGATCTGCTCATCGGTCAGAGGGACGATCTGGACAGTCTGAGGGATTCTGATCGTGGTCTCTGGCGGTGAGTCTGACGATGATCCGAAGACCACGACCAGACTGAAATAGGCGAACGCCACAAAGGCGAGGAACTTGAACGGGTGCATTATGTGCCTCCAGTGTCGGGGCTCAGCTGATGCTGTGCTCTCTTGGCTCAAACAGTTGACCGAATGAGCGACGCGATGTCAAGTCATTCGGCGAAGATTCGAGCGAACGCATCCTCTACAAGCTTTGGAGAGTCGCTGAAAAGTGGCGAGATCTCAACATGAGTCCAGTCAGCTCCGGGTGTGCCTCCGTTGCGTGTGGCAGTCCAAGCCTTCCAAGCGTCACGATCGCATCGGTAGCCTGCTCCCCACTTTTCAAGTCCCGTCAGAGGGCATCCAGTGCCATCGTAAGCATGGATCTCTTCAATATTGAGGTCGTCCCTATGCTGATAGAGAAACTCCACGAGGGCCTTCCGTTGAGGCTTCGTCCCTTTGAGATCTGTCGCTCGCCATGTGGCATGAACGGACAGCGATGAGCCTGAACGCATCGGACGATTCGCATAGATGCCGATGTTCTTCACGCCGAAGAGGTACTCACAATATTCGACGAATCGCTTTGTGCCGGCGCGTGGTGTGGGATGGTTTCCGTCTTTGTTCCCTGTGTACGGTCTAGGACTCATCTTTTTCTCCTTTGTCTTTGAGGCCGTTACTGGCGAGGATTCCTGAGAGTGCTCCGGTGAGGAAGAGCATCATCGGGGATAGGAGCGACCATGCGCTTTCATCGTTTGGTGATACTTCTAGAGGCTGGATGACGAAGAGCAGGCCGTAGAGCAGTGACGCAGTGGAGATGACGAAGGTCGCCGAGAGTGTGATGCCGACGATGAGGATGAGTCTGGCCTTGATCTCTGAGTTGGTGTATTTCTTCACGGGTTGCACCTTGTCGCTGTGGGTTGTTGTTTGCAGTTGTCTCGAGTGCGGTCATTGCATCCTGTGACGACGAACATGAGGACGACGGCGAGAGCTGCGATCACGGCGAGGGTTTTCATGGCTCGATCGGTTCGGGTGGGTTCGGGTCGGGTTGTGGGTCGGTCAATTCGCAGTCGTTCCCACATTCGCCACATTTCACGACATCAGGAAAGCCTTCAAAAAAGTATGGGATATCAAACTGTGAGCAATCTGAATTTTTGCATGTTGCTGTGATCATGTGAGCCTCGTCGTAAATTCGAATGACATAATGTCAGTATTTCCAAAAGTGTGTGGGCGTGTGTTGTTGACATTGTTTGCGGCCGTGTAAGTACCTGCTGAGTTCATAACACCTAAACCGATGACAGTTGACGATACGACATACGCTTGGCCAATATAAGAAGCAACACCTGTGTCTGTGTATTGCCCGAAGCCGATAATTTCTTGAGAACCGGTGTTTTGTGTTAGTGACGCTGGCAAAGTCATTCGTACAGGGTCAGTGCAACTCGTGGTCGTACCCCAAGTCAATTTCACACGGACGAACAGGACTCGATTAATTTCACAATACGCTGCCGAGACCACACCGTTGCCGGGTGTCAAGTTCACCCATGACGGAGTGAACGATGTCCATGTTCCGATGATGTTCATGTCCGCAGCTGTGAGGATCTGTCCAGCTGTGAAGCTTCCTAGTTCGGTTGCCATAATTCTCCTTAAAACCCTGCTACGCCGTAGCTGAGTCTGTTGTTGTCAAGAGTACCGAAAATAGCGTCGTCAAGGATGAACGAACGGTACAGAGCTGCAGGAGTCAAGAAGAACACATACTCAGTCTTCTCAGGATCTGAGTTGATCTGTAGGCCTTCGATGACGCATTCGTAGGTCGTGTTTGAGACAGTGCCGGGGATGCGGTACACGACATCAATGTTCTGACTGATGAAGTCGTTGTATTGGCTAAACAGTGTCAGAGTTGAAGGGTTGACTGCGTAGTCCATGACATGAATCTCAAAATAGACCTGATTATCACTTAACGGGTCGCCCATAAGTGCAGCAAGATATTCGGCGCATCCTTGAACTTGTGTCAGCGATCCGTCAACTTGTGTCGTCGTGGTTGCCCATGTGCCGTAGAGCGTGACTGATGAAGCGTTGGTCGCTGTAGAAGAGCCGACGGGAGCGTCCACTGTGACGACATTGTTGAATGAATCGCCAAGGGCAGACCTGAAAACTGCGTTCATGGGGAGCACTGTCGCCGATGCTGTGCCACCGAATGACAATGTCGAGACATTGTCACCGACTTGAGACCTTGCCAATAGTTTGATCGTGTCGCCGTAGTTGATCATGAGGCCGTGTTCGGTCTGCATATTTTGGGCGAGTCGAGCGCCGATCGTGCCGGTGTAATTCAAAGTCCCGTACGCTGCACTGTTTCCGTCGTTTGTGAAGCTGATGAGTCCTGTGTATGGCGACAGTTGCTCAAGCGTGTTCAGGTCGCCCAGATCCTCTTCTACTAATTGCTCACGCGACAACACTCCGAACAGATCTATCGCTGTGATCGTCGCTGTCGCTCCACCTGAGGCGTACTGGAAGCCGTCATCGTACGAAACGCTTTCAGTGTAGAAGAAGCTCCGAGCGTTGTTGTTCGTGCCAACTCCATCCCTGAACACTTTGATCTCTGATCCGGGCAAGAAAGAGGACGCAAGACCTGTCGAGTTGTCAATAGTGAGCGACAGCGTTTGAGGCGAATAGTTCTCCAGCCATCTCTTCTTCCCATTAAAAAATGACAGAGAATAGACGAAGCCGTTAAGGCTGTATCCGTCCACTGTGACCTTCCAAAGGTTCTGATTCATCAGAGAGGCCTTGTGGTCACTGGCACTGGGCCACTCATTCGGACATAGCGTTGGAGAGCTGCGACGACAGCGTTCGGATCTGCTGAGGTGACTGTGATGTTGATCGTGTTCCCTTGTCCCATTTTGCCGAGCTTGTCAAGAGGGATCACTGCTTCAGGGCCAGATTCGCCTATGAGGGCAACGGTTGGCGAACTGACAATTCCTCCCTCGGCTAGTCGAGGCAGTTTCACATTTGGGATCTCGCCGAAGTTAACCCAAGGCCCTGCAGCTTTATCTATCCCGTCAAGGATGATGTTCAAGCCTTTAATGGCAAAGTTAAGTCCGCCTTCTAGACCTGAGATCACTGCGTTGATTACGCCTTTGAACGCTCCGCCTACCTTGTCAAAAATTGAACCGGCTATGTCTTTAAGTCCGTTGAACACTGCGATCACTGCGTCTTTCCATAGCAGGATGCCTTCAAATGCTTTCTTGTAAGGCCACATGATCAGGTCTAGGACTGCTCTGAATGCTGTACCGATCCATCCGATGAGGTTGCCTAGGAAACCGATGATCTGATCCTTGAAAGTGACAACTGCGAGAACTGCGAGACCGAATGGCCCTGTGATCACTGCGAGCAACAGGGGCCAGTGATCTACTGCCCAGTCGAAGACCAACTTGATCGCGTCCCAGACTTTCTCAAATGCTGTACCGATGGCCTCAACGGCTATCCCGAAGATGTCAAACTTCTGCTGGAGGACAATGAGCACTGCAACGATGGCAGCGATAGCGATCGCAATGAGAAAGATCGGGTTCATTCCCATCACAGCATTAAAAACTTTCTGGACTGCTGCGAATGCTTTCGTGACTGCTGTCCAAACTTTCATAGCTGTATTGACTGCAATAATTGCAACAGCGAGTCCGCCGATCACTGCACCGACAGCGACGATAATCCCCTTGTTCTTTTGAGCCCATGAAGCGAACTCCAGCAGTTTCGGAAGAAGTTTCTCAGCGAGAGGGACGACCGCTTGACCAATGGATTCCTTAAGTTCGCCCATCTGGATCCCAAGGTTCTTCATCTTGCCTTGAGTCGTGTTCGCTGCAGTGTCCGCTTGACCAGAGAAAGTCTCGCTCATTGCTGCAAAGACTTCATCCGCTGATGCGCCACTCTTGACCAGATCGGCAAGTGCTGGATCTAGTTTCTTCAGTGGGCCGAGGTTGCCGTTAAATGCTTTTGAGAGTGCATCGGAGACAGCACCAAGATCCTTCCCAGTACCGGCAGAGACATCAAGAGCGAGACCGAGAAGGTCTTGGGCCTTGGTGACATCTCCAGTTCCTCGAATGAGTGAGTCGAGGGCTGGGCGTAGTTCGTCGTCGGCGACAGCTGCAGCGACTGAAGTCTTTGAGATGAAGTCTTCAACTGATGAGACTTGAGCGTCTGATGCTCCGGTGACATTCTTAAGAGTCGTGCCAAGTTTTTGGGCTGCAGCGTCATCTTCGGCAAACGCTTTGACAGCATCAAAAGCGACAGCGCCGATCGCTGCGACAGCGAGCCCTGCAGGGACTGCAGCCTTGCCGATGGCGAACGCTGCCTTCTCGCCTTTAGTTTCTAGACGCTTAAAGTCGGCGATCGCTTTGTCAATGCCGGCAGGGTTCCACTCTGAGATAATGGGGAGGTTGATAGCCATTAGCGCTTCACGATCCTCTTGTTGGTTTGTCCCATGACTTCTTGAACGATCGTGTCGACTCGCCGTGTGATCTCGTCCAGATAGTCGTCAGAGCGCGCCCAGACAAAGCGTGAAGGGCTGCGGAGTTTGCTGGTCAGATCGTTAGCGAAATTGGGTCGAGCGCGCAGAGGGTTCTTGTTGCGTGTCTGGTTTGGGCCTCGTCCTGCCATGTCGGTCATGGAGAGAGCTGCACCTTTTGCGGTGATCTTTACTGTTCCAATGGACTCGTACTGTGCTCCTGCGCTGAGGTTGCGTTTGCGAGCCTTGCGCGTGTCCACTTTGACGACGACATTCTTTGACTCGTTTTTCCATGCTGTGCGTCCGTTGTGTTTCTGTCCTGTCAACGGTGGCGACGACGGAATTGAGTCCTTGATCGCAGAGACGAGAGGATCCATTGCGGACTTGATGTCCTTGGTGATCTGGCGACGGAGAGCAGGATCAACCTTCTGGATTTCACGGAGCGCATCTTTGAGTCCTGCGTAGTCAATTCCTACTGATGCAGCCATTAGGTCTTCCGTCTTTGTTCATTGATGATCTGGACGCAAGTCGCCAGATCGTCTGTCTCGAATGTTATGTGTGGAGGCCAGAACCCAGTCTCAACTAGCAGAGCTGCTAGTTGTCGCCGGTGGCCTCCTGTGTAGGGACTGCGGTCGCAGTCTCCACGACTTCTAGATCTTCTAGTTTCTTGACGAACTCATCAAATGAGATCGGGACTGGATGACCTTGCTGTTTGCTGGCCTCGTAGGCCATGAAGGCTAGATCTTCCATCCCGATCCCGTTCGCAAGATCTGATGCTCGTCGCTTGAACTTACGCTCCCACGAGATGATCACGAACAGGTTCGTGATGACTTGGTAGGTCTCGCCATCGGCGAGCTTGACACTGAGTGTGAGTTTCATGGGTTCTCCTAGTCGGGGTTCGGATTACTTACTAGATCAGGTGATGTCTCGTCCGTAGGTTCCGCCCTTGAAGGTTGCCTCAACTACTGAGAGCTCGCCCACAGTTGCCATGATCGGAGTCACGGTCTCCAAGTAGCAGCCTGTCAAGGTGTACTCAGGATTCGAAGCTGATTCGGTTGCGCCGGCAGGACTGATGACGAGTGTGGATTCGACACCGAACAAAGTGTTCAGCATGGTCTCAACTTCGGTCGCTCCGTAGCTCTGGAACAGTGTGAGCGTGAGCTCATTGCTGTAAAGCCCAGCGGTGAAGGTGCGTGAGGTCTGACCGAAGGCCGTGTTCTCAAGTGCTTCTGCCGTAAGGGTCAGGGTTGCAGCTGAGCAGTGATCGGTGAGAGTCATCGCCGAAGGTGCTGTGACGGTGACGGTGGGGTTGGATAGGTAGGTAACTGTGCTCATTTTTTTGTCCTTTTATATGCGGCTAGTGCCGATTCTAATAGTGAGGTCGTAAGCAGGTAACTCGGCAGATCCGATCGAGGCGATCGTAGGTCTGCCAGAGATGACTGCGAGAGAGGAGTCCATTAGTTGATCAACGACTCCGAGTATGTAGTCCGTAGTGTCTTGGTTGCCGGGTGGCGCGCCCAAGACTCGGAGATCAATCGTGATGTCCGCCGTTTGGTTATTGAACGAACTGAAAGTAGGAAGCTCAATGAATACAGTAAGAGGTCGAGCGTTCCGAGGGTCAGTGACTGGCACAAGGCCGAGAGCTGTGATCGTCGCCGAGACAGCGCTGATCGAGTCTGTGAAGATGCCTGCCATCTCATGCCACTTGCGATCTCTTGATGCCGAGCAACTGGTTTATCCGACCCATTGAAGCGACAGGTGCGGAGATGTTCATGTCTTGGAAACTATTAAAGGAGTCCAAACTTCCGCGCTCACGGTACAACGATGCAGCCATAAGCACGACTCCAGCTTTAACTGCAGCATCGGGGACGGTCGTGAGACTGTCGTGGTAGCCAGCCTGCACTCTGCGTTTAAACGACCATGCATTCGAAGCGTTAACTGATGAAGTCATGAAAGCGGTGTCATTGGCGGTCGCTCCGCTAATGCCGAGAAACTCGGTGAGATCGCTAACTGTGATCCATGTGCAGGTCTGAGTCCAGACGAGCGATCCGACAGGATCTGCAGCTGATCGTGCGAGGTCGTCGCCGACATCGTTGAAGAGCAACTGGTTCGGAATGATGACATCCGAGTCGAAAAGGTAGTCGCCTTCTTCGTCAATTCCGATGAACAAATAGGTCGGTACTGCATAGACAATGTGTGAGCCGTTGAGGCCATGTCCTAGACCTGAGAGCGTGATCGTTTGACCGATCGCGATGTCAGTGTTCTCAAGAGTCTGAACGACGGCAACATCTGACAGACGCTGGTGATGCGTGACTGTGTATGTTGCCATCGTTCGTTCTCTCTACTCGTCTAGTCGGTTCAGGCTCGCTTGACGAACTTCGTCGCGTCGATCATGACAGACGAGAAGTAGCCTCGGAACTTGATAACTCGACCGAGCGCACCGTCTGCAAGTTCAACACTGACAGCTCCGCGCTGTTGTTCCCAGCATTCGAAGCCAGTGCTGTCACCGACATACACTTGGTTTGAGATGTTGCGATCCACGACAAGGTTCAAGCCGAAAGCGTTGCCGTTGAAGTTGCTCGCTGCAGTTGTGCCGAATGCGTTCTGTGGCCCAATATTTGGGAACAACGGACGACCGGAGTCGTCGCTCAATGAGCCTAGACCTGCGTAATAGTTAGGTGACAAGACAAGCACATTCGGCAAGTTGCCATTCGAGTTTTCAAGGATGTCTTTCGCTGAGCCATAGATGAATGAGACCCAGTCTGCTGGCGAGGTGTCGTCTGTCAGCGTTTCGGTTTGCGAAACTCCGGCTTGGAAAGTCGTGCAAGCTGCGATGTCGGTGGCGTTTGCGTAGATGCGTGCCATGTCGTCAATTAATGCACCGAGAACTTCGGGCGAGGTGAAGTCCATTGATTCTTCGGACAAATTGACATAACCACCGTACAAGGCCTTGGTGATCTGAATGTCGTCCACGACAAAAGTACCTTGATCGAGTGCGACTAGTTCGCCATTGGATGCGCCGATGGTCGTGTGCGTGGTGACCTTCGGACGGATGAAGACCTTGCCGGATGCAGGCATCTGGCGGACTCCCATCGCGGTGATCAACGGACGGTAGTTCGCTACGAAGTTGTTGTAGATCGGGCTGATGATCGGCACTGGAAGGATGCCGGGTGTGTCGGTCGAGGTGACATTCGGTGCAGCTGCAACGATGCGCTGGTTGAACTCTGCGAACTCAGATCCGCCTGCAGCGAACTTGATCATGTATTCCGCAATAGTGGGAAGCTTGAACTCGCGCTTCGGTGCTGCGTACTGGATGGGAGCAGTGGGGACTGCTGCTTCAATTGCTTCTGACATTTCATCCTCCTCGGATGGTTGGGTTGGGGTTGGTGTTTCTTCTTCTTCGTCGGGTGCTTCCTCTTCGGGTGAAGAGGCTGCGACTGAGTAGACCTGAGCGTCGGCGTATGCCGGAGTCGTGACGACCGACAGTTCCACGAACTTAGCCTCAGAGACCTCTAGAGTCCCGTCTGCGAGGCGCTTGAACTTGGTAGGCACTGCGCCAACGGAGACCGAATCTAGAGCGCCATCGGCGAGCAGTGCGAGAGCGTCGTCAGCTGCTCTCGTCGCACTCAGTTTTGCGACGAACAATAAGCCCTCGCTAGTTGACACTCTTTCAACTACGCGTCCGATGACGCGTGTCTCGTCGTGATATTCCAGAAGCTTCGGCATCGGGCCATCTTCGGGAAGTGAGCCTTCGAGGAATACGACCGATTCTCCACCGGAGAGAGTCGCTTTGACATTCCACGGAACGGCGAGACCTGTGATCTGGCGTGATGGTTCGCCATCGGCGGAAGCGTCAAGTGTGATCTGTTGAGCGGTGAGTCTGATCATGAGGGCATCTCCTGAGGTGTCCGCATGGAGGCTGGTTCTTCAATGTCTATCTCTGTGCGGTTCATTGCGACATCTTCTATCAGATCTTCGGTGTCAAATTCCACGAACCTATTACGAGGCAGGATGTCTGTTCCGCTGAGGGTTTCTTGGATGCAGTCCATGTAGAGCTTGGCTCCGAGCAGATAGAGATCTTGCTTGGCCTGTGTCGCGTTGCTGTAGTTGTAGCCAGAAATTCCGATTCCTAAAAGGTACGCGGGGACTCCGATTGCTCGAGACAGTTCGAGTGCGCTGAAGTTGCGAGCTTCGATGAGCTGGAGGCGACTGGGGTCGGTGTCGAATTGCTCCCATTTTACAGCCGAATTCAAGGCCCCAACAGCGTTAACGCGTCGCGCGTTGCTCCATGCTGCAGCGAGCTCACCGAGTGATTCAGCATCGAGAGGTTCAGAGCTGTCGGTCTGCTGTAAGTATCCAGCGACGATCTCATTTGAGGCAAAGCGTTCAGCGGAGCGATCCAGTTTGATCGCTGTCTCTAGTACTCGGCGACCTGTCCAGAGGAAGCCTTGAACGGGAGCGAGGAACTGGATGACATCTTGTGTCGGAATGTTGATCCCGTTGAATGTGATGCTGTTGGATTTTCCAAAGAACTGCGGGCCGGGCTGATCCAATGTGTCAACCATCTCGCAGGGCATCCACTGAAAAGCGAGAGGCCGTCCGGTAGCAGAGCTGCGAGATGTCACATAGAGGAAAGCGCGTCCGCGCATCATGAGATCCATGCACAGATTCGACATGACGAAGTTACGGGTCAGGGTTGGATCTGGAGTGTCCATCCATGATTCGTTCTCAAGATAGATCTTCTCGTACCGTTCGCCGTTGAACTGTGTCGTGTAATGGCGGAGGGGAAGTGAGCCGACGAGAGAGATGATCATCTGTGTCGCTCGAGAAACTGTTGGCACAGACAAGGCCAGCTCTGAAGCCGCCCCGACGGTGTAACTCCAAAACTGGCCGAGTCCGCTTTGTGAGGCGCTACCTGCTGCAGCTTGAAGCGGTGCGTGTGCGAACGCTGGGGTCGCGTCTTGCTTCTTACTTCCGAAGAGTGCCATCGCTTGCGAGTCTCTCAAACTTGCAAGCGTGTGTCCACTAGGGTCAGCCGAAAGCCATCTGAGGTTTGGCTGATGCTTTCGGTCGTGATGTGAGCATGATTCCCCACACTGAACATCGGGCGAGCTCTATCGGGCCGGGACTCTTCTGCGAGCTGAGCACGATCGCTCCGCCTGTTTTGACTGCTACCGCTCGAGCGAAATGTTCCGAGAGTGCAAGGTCTCCAGTGTGGCGGACGCGATCCTCAACGATCATCGCACGAGCTGCACCTGTCCACTTGATGAGTTCCGCATAGCCGACGATCGTCATTCTTCGGCGAAGGTCTGGGGGACAGTGGATCTCCAGCGATGGGGTACACGCGAGCTTGACGGATGGGTCTGACATTCGAGTCACGACTTCGGCCCACATCTGCTGGGCGGACTCCACGACAAACTCGGTCGTCACGATTACGCGTGTCCCGTCGTACGCGCAACCGATCCCGACATAGCGTGATTCGTCTACTGATGAGTCAATGACGAGCCACTGGATCGGTGGCATCGGATCTACGCTCTTGCGATCGTTCCACAAGTTAATCGGTAGGTACGAGTTAGTTGAATCTACCCAGAGATTCAGGTGGCCTCGGATGAACGCTTGCCGATTCGGCGAGTCGAACGCGAGCTCTAACGCTTTCATCGTGATCGTTGTACCGAGTGCAGGGTTCGCCCAGCCCCAATAGCGCCGATCTTCCAGACTTACTCCGGGCGGAAGTGACCATTCGGCGAAGTACAGGGAGCCAGTTCGGCCTGAGTCAATCGCTGCCATGCCTTGCTCTCGAAGCTGGAGAAGAACTGTTGAGCCTTGGTCGCCGGCGGTGCTGAACATCATCATCATTGGATTCTTCTTGATGGCGATCTGTGACGGTCTGAGAGCAGTGAATACGACCTCGGGACTGATGTCCCAGAGTTCGTCCACGAGGATGACTGAGGCTGTCATTCCGTGAGCGTGAGCGGAAGCTGCGACGACTGCGATGGATGATCCATCTGGGAAGTTGACTCGCTCGTCTCCGTTCTGCCATCGGACTTTGCAGAGAAACTTGTCTTCAAGATCGCGGACGACATCACGGAAGAGGGCCATGCTTCGGCGCTTCTGGTTGGCAACGATGACGATCGTCTGGGGCTCCTTTTGAATTGCTGCATACTCGGTTGCCATGAAGCCGGCGACAGCACGCATCACCAAGCTCTTGCCGTTTTGTCGAGCGGTACTAATGCAAGCCTCACGGAAGATGAAGTCACCGTTTTCGTCCAAGCTGAGAGCGTCATTGATTACACGCTTCTGCCAGTCCATGAGATCAATGTTGAGGACGCGCTTCGCCCACAAGGTCAGGGCAGGGCCGAAACTCTCGCCGGCTGGAACGGGCGTGACCAGTCTCGGCTCGATCCTGCCCGATGTTGGAATATCCGACTCCGATCCGCTTAGTCCCTGCTGGTTCGGGCTGGTTGAGGGGATTTCCGAGTGGGGGCTCGGGGTAGAGATTTCGCCAATAAAAGAAGTT